GGGGGGGGAGGGTCGCCCGTTTTCGGCGGGGACTCCGCGTACCCTGCGGCCTACACTCACATTTTCGCGGAAAATGGGATTTCGTCCCTCGGGAACCCGACATCCCCGGCGTTTATGCATAAATATTCAGGCATTTGGCACGGTTTTTTAGGGCCGTGACAACGATCTGGCGCGAATCGTGGCGGGCGGATCCGGCGGCGGCGTCCCTGGCCGATCGGCACTACAACCGCCAGAAACCGGGCTCGCCGCAATTTGTCCCGCCGGGCCGCTGCATCGTGCTGTCACACGATCGGGCGGTCTGGGTGACGTCCTGGCCGTTTCCGGCGTACGTGCGGCACGGCTGGCCGGGCGCCTGGGTCAATTCGCTGTTTCGGAATGAAGGCGCCGGACTCTCGAGCGATCTAATTCGCCAGGCGGTCGCGGTAACGCGGGCGATCTGGCCGGCGCCGGCGCTCGGGATCGTGTCGTTTGTGGACGCCGACCAGGTCCGGCACAAACGCGATCCCGGCCGCTGCTACCGTCGCGCCGGCTGGTCGCATGTCGGGTTCACTGCGGCCGGGTTGTACGTGTTTCAGCAGCTCCCGGCGGACATGCCGGCGCCGGATTATTCCGTGACATCCCCGGTGCTCGAGGCGGCCGGCTGATGGCGGGGAATTCGAACAGCGGGCGCCGCCCGCAACCGACGCAACTGCGGATCCTCCGCGGGAACCCGGGCAAGCGGCGGATCAATCCGGCCGAACCGACGCCGGCGCCGGTCGATCAGGCGTTCGACACGCCGCCGCTCGAGCTCGCCGGCGACGACCGGGCCGCCGCGGAGTGGCGCCGTGTCGCGCCGCTGCTCCGCCACTGCCGGCTGATTACCGAAGCGGAACGCGGGTCGCTCGTGGCGCTGTGTCAGCAATGGTCCCGCTACCTCGAGGCACACGACAAGATCCGGGAGCTCGGGTTGATCATCAAACGGCCGAAGGGGATCCCGATGACGAACCCGTACCTGCCGATCGCCGACAAGGCGCTCGCGCACTGTCAGCGGCTGTGGATCGAGCTCGGGTTGACGCCCAGTGGGCGGACGAAGATCACCGCGTTACCGGAACCTGGCGGACCGGATCGCAGCAAATGGGACGGGCTACTCTCAGGCGTCACGGACGCGCGACACTTGTGATGCTGCGGGCGCCGCTCCGGTCGTCCGGCGCCTGGCATTGTGCCGACTGCGATAGTTGGCACTCGCCCGGCGTCGGCGTCTGTCTGTGCGGCGCGCGCCGCGACCAGACGCGGACCGCGGACGCCGGCGACGACCGGCGCCCGACGCCCGGGCGGCGGATCCTCATCCGGTCATGACGCCCGCCCGCCGCGGCGATCCCGGGCCGGCGCGCGCGGTCCGGTTCATCAACAACCTCACGCACACGAAAGGCGACTGGGCCGGCCGGCCGTTCGCGCTGCGCCCCTGGCAGGCGCGGATCGTGCGCGAGATGTTTCGCACCCGGCGCGACGGCACGCGCCCGTACCGCACGGTCCTGCTCGAGATTCCGCGCAAGAACGGCAAGACGGAGCTCGCCGCCGCGGTCGCGCTGTACTGCCTCTTTGGGGACGGCGAGCTCGGCGCCGAAGTCTACAGCGCGGCGGCCGACAAGGATCAGGCGTCCATCTGTTTCCAGGTCGCCGCGCAAATGGTCCGGAACGATCCGGAGCTCGAGGCGCAGTGCGACCTCGTCGACAGTCAGAAACGGATCGTCCATCGGCCGTCCGGGTCGTTCTACCGGGCCATCTCGAGCGAGGCGTACAGCAAACACGGGTTCAACGCGTCGGCCGTCGTCTATGACGAACTGCACGCGGCGCCGACGCGCGACCTGTGGGACGTCCTCTCGACGTCGATGGGCGCCCGGCGCAACCCGCTGATGTTCGTCACGACGACGGCCGGCTACGACCGGCATTCGATTCTGTGGGAACTGCACGCCCACGCGCTGCGCGTCCTCGAGAACCCGGCGCTCGATCCGTCGTTTCTGCCGGTCATTTACGCGGCGGCGCCTGAGGCGAACTGGCAAGCGGCGGCGACCTGGCGCAAGACGAACCCGGCGCTGGGCGATTTCCGATCGCTCGAAGACATGCGGATCCATGCGGCGCGCGCCGCGTCGATCCCGGCGTACGAAAACACGTTTCGACGGCTCTATCTCAACCAATGGACCGAACAGGCGTCCCGCTGGCTGCAGATGACGACCTGGGACGCCTGCCAGGCGCCGATCGATCGGGCGGCGCTGCGCGGCCGGCGCTGCTTTGTCGGGATGGACCTGTCGGCGACGACCGACCTCACGGCGCTGGTCGCCGTGTTCCCGGACGACGCCGGCGTGTTTGACGTCCTCATGCAGCCGTTTTTGCCGACAGAGAGCCTCGATGATCGGATGCGGCGCGACCGCGTCCCGTACGACGTCTGGGCCCGCGACGGCGACCTCACGCTCACGCCGGGCACGTCGGTCGATTACGAGGCGGTGCGCGCGACGCTGCAGGGCTGGGCGGCGGAATTCGACGTCATCGCGATCGGGTTCGATCCGTGGAATGCGACCGACCTGGTCGAACGGTTGAAGGCGCAAGACGGATTCCAGTGCATGCCCGTACGCCAGGGGTTCGCGGCGCTGTCGGCGCCGTCGAAGGCGCTCGAGCGGGCGGTCCTGGCGCGGACGCTGCGCCACAGTGGGCACCCGGTCCTACGGTGGAACGTGTCGAACGTGTCCGTCGAGTCGGACGCGAGCGGGAATATCAAACCGTCGAAAACGGCGTCGACGGCGCGCATCGACGGCGTCGTGGCGCTGATTCTCGCGATCGAAATGATGGACCGCCATGCGCCGACCGGCGGGAGCTATTATTTTTTCCCGGAGGCGACGCCATGACGCACCCGACGCCGCGCAAACCGCCAGGACGCCCGCGAGTCGACGCGTCGGATACGTCGGTCGGCGTGTATGTCACCGTCCCGTCGCGGCTCTACGACCGGAGCTATCGCGCGGCGCGCGCCGCCCGGCAAACGGTCAACGACTGGATCCGGGACCGCCTGCGCGACGCCGTCAAATATGAAAAGTCGGCCGGCTGACCCGTCCGCCCTACGCTACCGGGCGCGATGGACGAACGGACAACCGCCTGGTTTGACCTGCACGTCGCCTCGATCGACGACGACCAGCGGCGGATTACCGGGATCGCGACGACGCCGGAACCGGACCGCCGCGGCGACATCATCGATCCCTTGGGCGCGACCTACGCCGCCGAAATTCCCCTGTTGTTGTTTCATGACAAGGAACGCCCGGTCGGCGTCGCGCAGTTGGGTAGCGCGACGCCGGCCGGGATCCCGTTCACGGCCTGGTTGAAGCCGGTCGCCGATCCGCCGGCGCTCCGGGACCGGATCGCGGAAGCCTGGTCGTCGATCAAAGCGGGCCTGCTCAAAGGCGTGTCGATCGGCTACCGCAGTCAACCGGAGTGGATGACGCCGCTCAAGTCCGGCGGGTTCCTGTTCCGCCAGTCCGAAATCTGTGAGCTCTCGCTGGTCACGGTCCCGGCCAATCCGGCCGCGGGGATCACCGGGATCAAAGCGATCGATCTGGCCGCGTCCGGCCTTCCGCCCGCCGCTGTCGCGGCTGTTGCTGTCCCTACGCCCATGCAGACACAAACCCTCTCCGAACAGATCACCCACTGGCAGTCCTTGCGCGCGCCGCTCGTCCAGAAAATGACGGAGCTCGTCACGGACCGCACGACGACCTTGAACGAGACCGAACAGAAAACCTACGACGGGTACGCCGAGAAGGTCGGCGCCATTGACGGGACGCTCGCGCGGCTGGCGGTCCTCGATCGGGCCAACCAGGCGGCGGCGACGCCGATCAGTGCGACGCCCGCGGCGCCGACCATGCGCCAGGCGTCGATCCAGGTGCGATCGGCGGAGCTCCCGCCCGGCAGCCTGTTCGTCCGGACCGCGATGTGCGTCGCCCGGGCGAAAGGATCGGCGGATCTCGCGCTGCAGTACGCGCGCGCGTTCGAGTCCACACCCGAAGTGGAACTGATGGTCAAGGCGGCGGTCGCGCCCGGCACGACGACGGATCCGGCCTGGGCCGGCGTCCTCGTCACCGTCCAGAATGCGACGGCCGAATTCATCGAACTGCTGCGGCCGGCGACGATTCTCGGCCGGCTGCGCGGCCTGCGCGACGTCCCGTTCAATACCAATGTGCCGTCACAGACGGCCGGCGGATCGTACGGGTGGGTCGGCCAGGCGGCGCCGAAACCGGTCACGAAACTCGCGTTCGGGACGCAGAACCTGCCGATCGCGAAGGCGGCCGGGATTATCGTCATTACCGAAGAACTCGCGCGCCTCTCGACGCCGAAAGCCGAGACGCTGGTCCGAAAGGACATGGTCGACGGGATCGCCCAGTTTCTCGATCACCAACTGATCGATCCGGCGATCGCGGCGGTCGCGAACATCTCGCCGGCGAGTCTCACGAACGGCGTCGCGCCGATCGCGGCGACCACGAACGCCCTCGCCGACCTGCACGCGATCCTCGTGGCGTTTGCGGCGGATAACATTCCGCTCGGTTCCATCAATATCATCATGTCGGAAACGAACGCCTTTTCGCTCGGCTGGGTCCGCGACGCCAACGGGAATCGCGTCTTTCCCGGCCTCAGCGTCAACGGCGGGAGCGCGGAAGGGTTCAACGTCATCACGTCGAACACGGCCGGCGACATGGTCATCGGCGTGGCGACGCCGCTCGTGCTGCTCGCCGACGACGGCGGCGTGACGATCGACGTGTCGCGCGAAGCCACGATCCAGATGAGTGACGCGCCGGACAATCCGGCGGTCCCGGCGACGACCGTGTTCACGTCGCTCTGGCAGAACAATCTCGTCGGGCTGCGCGCGGAACGCTGGATCAACTGGCTGCGCTTGACGCCGAAAGCGGTCCACTGGGTCGACGGCGCGGCCTATGCGCCGATGAGCGTCACGCCGACCGGCGGCGCGACCGCGGCGGCGCCGGCGAAGAACAACAAGCACTAGGCGCCCGGCGCGCGGAATGAAACTGCCGTTCGGGTATGAGCTCCGGTTGGCGCGGAA